AAAACCGCCTTTGTTAAGTCTTCATTTAACGTTCCAAGACTCGACAATTTTAACAAAGTATCCAATTTTTTATTAGCAAGTTGAAACGATTCTGACCCTTCAATAGCTACTCCTACCACAACCTTAGTACCCGTAGTACCCGTAGTACCCGTAGTACTGCTGGTATATTCCTCTAATGTCATTTTAAGATTATCACGTTCTGCACAAACTGAATCATATGCATCTGCGGAAATAGAAAAATCACCTGATTCTTCTAGTTTTTGCATCATCCCCAATCTTTTGGACTCATTTATCAATTCAAGAAATTCGCCTTCAGTTACAATCTTAATAGCTGGATGGTCATCAGGAATATCATCCTCTAGATTCACACCCTCTAATTCTTTATGCCAAAGGTCTACAATTCTCCAAGTGCCTTTGTCATCTCTAGAACAAATATATTGTTTCTCAAATTGACGCAACGAACTTCCTAACATCTCTACTTACCTATCCTTAATTCTATAATTGAGTATTCTAACATACAGTTAAAAAACTAGCTACATTTAGACCACCCACAAGAATTACATGTAACGCAACCTTCCTGATAGACGGTAATACTCCCACATTCTGGACATACTCCACCAGACCCAAATTTACTATTACTAGAACTAGAAACACCATCATGGCTATCGATAAAATGAGTTTTCAATCCCAATGCAATCGCATCAGGAACAGAGTGTACTTGTGTACCTTCACTCCATACAGGACAACAGACAATACCATTTAATTGCTGATAAATTGTCTCAGGCATAATGTTATTCCTCAAACATAACGAAACAAGCCGTGAAATAGCTTCTAAATAAGCTGCATCACATTGGCCTGATTTTCCTATCTGAGAAAATACTTCAAAAGGATTTCCATTATTAGAATTCAATGTCATAAACAACTTTCCATGACCAGTAGTAATCCTAGAAGTCACTCCTTGCACCGATTCAGGTCGAACCAATACAGCACTATTAGCAGAAACCCCATTATCGCTAGTGGAAGAAACCAATACTTCTCGTTCTCGACTACCAGCACGATAAACAGTGATGCCCTTACAACCCAAATCACTAGCCATCATGTAGGCATCCCAAATATCTTGCTCTGTAGCACTATTTGGAAGATTAATAGTTTTGCTTACACCCGAATCTATATAGTTCTGCCACATCGCTTGAATACGAATATGCCATTGATAATCAATCTCCCCAGACGTAACAAACAAGCTTCGTTCCTGAGTGTCAGAAAGCAAGTCTTTAACATCATGCCCCTCAGAAATATATTTCTCTAGGCTATTACCATTAGTAGCAAATAAAGGAGCAACACGATTCTTCAAATCCTCATGGATATAATAAAGTTCGACTCCCTCAAGAGCAGCAGACATATTATGTTTTTTAAATGCCAAATCAAATAGTGGTTCGATTCCAGAAGAACAATTCGCAATCATGGAAATAGTTCCAGTAGGTGCAATCGACCTACGCCATGCATTACGCATATGTTCCCAAGACCCACCATTCTTAACATTCAATGGGCTTTCATCAAACGCAGGAAAATCACCTTTCTCTGCCCCTAAATCAGCAGATGCTTCATCGGACTCTTCAACTAAAATAGTTCCTAATCTCATAGCCCAATCAACAGATTCATCACTATCATAAGGAACACTTAACTTTATAAGCATATCCGCAAATCCCATAACACCTAACCCAATTTTTCGGGTCTTCTTATTCATCTCAGTAGTATCATGGGTTGGATGTATATTTACATCGATAACATTATCTAAAAAGCGGGTTGCTAATCTAATAACTTTTCGATAATGTTCAAAATCAAATTCACCCCCAACCACTAATTTAGAAAGGTCGATACTTCCCAAATTACAGGACTCAGATGATAAAAGAGGTTGCTCTCCACAAGGATTTGTAGCCTTGATAGTTCCTAATGCTGGAGTTGTGTTATCAGCATTCATACGGTCAAGCCAAACCATACCCGGTTCACCATTCAACCATGCTCCATGAATGATTTTAGAGAACACTTCTCTAGCCCGAATCAACTTCCCTTCGACCCTACCACACGTACCCCAATCCATAGATTGACCCATGCCAGTTTCAGAGGTCTTTACAGGATGTCGTTCTCGACACATAGGCCAAGTCAAATGCAAATATTCATCTTCCTTAACAGCAGCCATAAAATTTTTATCTACACCCACAGAAATGTTGAAATTATGGATTTTACCTTCAGTAGTTTTGCACCCAATGAATTCTTCAATATCAGGGGAATAGACTTCTAGCACTCCCATATGCGCTCCATCACGTTTTCCCCCCTGAGTTATCATTGTCCCAACCTCAGAGAGCATACGCAAAACAGCAACAGGGCCACAGGCTTTTCCATGAGTAGTAGTTATTGGAAATCCTTTAGGTCGAATATCAGAAAGGGAAAACCCTATTCCCCCACCATATTTTTCTATCATGGCAGCATCATAAGCTGTTTGCATGATGCTACTCATACTGTCCTCAAGATTCACAACATAACAGGCACTACCTGTACCAGCACCAGTTCCCATGTTCATTAACACTGGAGAATTTGGGAGAAAAATAAGGGGCATCAATAATTCATCATTATATAGATTCCCCCAATACTCAGAATCCCCTTCGGCCTTAGAGACAGCAAATGCTACTCGTGTAAATAATTCATCGGGAGTTTTCTCTTTCAAAGACCCATCAGCATTCTTTAAAAAGTACCGACTATCTAAAATATGCATTCCATTAGAAGTCACGGGGGATTCATAAGATAAAACCAAGTTCTCCATTACATAAACCTCAAAAATATAGTAGGGATAAGCAGATTAACCAAAGGGGAAATTCGTCATGTCTTCATCAGGTTTCCCTGAATTAGAAGTTCCTTTTAACGAAAGAGAACCAGCATAACAGGTTAAACATAGGGAATTCGCTGGTATCCAAGCATTTTTGCTTCCACAATCGGGACATGCTTCTTCATTAGTTTCACTATTATACCCTTCATCAAACTTGGGTTCAAGTGATTTTTCATTCCGTTTCGGAGTGAAATCATTCATGTCACCAATCAATGTTGTAGAAGAAGTTTCTTGTTCATAACAGGCAAGTAAAGCCATTGCTATCGAAAAGAAAGAGTCACCATGCCCTAGTGGAGTTTCCGGTGCTTTCAAATCATTATTAACACATGTTATTTGTGAACGTTGTCTTTCATCAGCTATCAATTGAAGTCTACCAGAATTCACATATTCTTCAAAAACTTGGGCCATCTTGCGTTTTTGTTTCAGAGTAAATGTCAGAGGATTCCAAATAGTTTTCAATCCTCTCTCTTCCAACTCCCCCCTAGTATTATCAACGTAAGCTCTATCTAAATCAAAATTTTCAGCAACCAAATTCAAATGTGTAATTTGGTCTGTATAATCCCAATTATCTAAAAAGGATTGGTGCAACTGAGTTATAACCTTATCTTTGACCTTAAAAATAGCTAGATGAGATGGGTGACGTTTCTTACCTACGTCAAATCCAGCAAAAACAAAATCCGCTTCTATCTCATGTTTAGTATAAGGGTCTAAAGATTCTAATTTATCGTTTTCACATTTACCAACATCTTCATCATTTAAATAACTTTCAGTACTCAAATAGGGAGTAAGCATCATTTCAGATGCAAAAGATTTGGGTCTAATATGTTTCTGATGTAACAATTCTGCTTCCGAATACAATTCGGGCATCAATACTCTTCTACCGGGAATTGGGTCTAACGCTGGAAGAACTCGTGAAATGAATCGTTCATCTCCCTGTAACTTAAAAAGTAAATCTCCCGGCAACATAGGAGTACCTAATACAATAACTGGAACGCCTCTATTGGGAATATAAAGAGTTTCAGTATAAAACCACTCCTCAATTTTAGTAAGACTAGAAATATTCAACGGGTTTTCAGGGTCACGCATAAGGTCATCACAAATCAATGCACCATTTAAATGCATACCCCTCTTAAATGAAAAAAGACCGCCATGCATGACTTCAGCACGAAATCCATTAATAATATATCGGAATGAATAATCAGCATTAGGAGAACGGTCAGTCATCCATTCCATTAACTGAGAATTTCTGCGTATATGACGATTCATCTCAGAAATATGATAACGAGACATACCATCACTATAAGAGAGATAAAGAATAGAAGTATCTTGAGAGGAATTTAAAATACGCCAGACACAAAAAGCGTACCCCAAGATAGTCGATTTCAAATGACCTCTTGGAAGTACAGCCACATAACCTTTCCCTTCTGCTATCGCCCTATCTACATCATCACAAATAACTCCTACATGCCATGCATCAAAGTAATTTTTATGTTCGTATCCTTGGCTCCAAATATCTCGTGTGAATTCCCAAAACGTACCAGTATTAATAGAGTGTCTATCATCAAGAGTGTCTATCATCTCCTGTAAGCCATCTTCAAATGTAATTAATTTTTCAGTCTTCTTTTTATAAGTTCGTGGCATGACACTCTCAATCGATTTAGGTATCTTTATACTTCACTAATATCTTCCGAAAATCTCCAGCTAAATTCTTCAATATGGTTTCATCATCAATATGATTAAGAATGATTGACATACATTCTTGAACGAATTCCAGATTGATTAGACCACCACGAACCTTACGCTCACCTTGAATTCCTATATCCATTGCTCTGGTAGCTTCCATTGCATCACCAAATTGCAATGTCTCTAAAGCAGAACGACCTTTATCAGAGAGATATTTGTAACTGTCCAGTTGTCTTTTCTGGTCAGCTACTATTTCATCCTCATCCATCTCAGCCAGTTTCTGAACAACAACAATT